TTCGCCTTCTGGACGCGGTCCCGCGCAACCTCTGCACGTTTGGACCTGGCTATAGACCTTTTTAAATCGCGGTCATCCACCCTATCTCTGACATAGTCCTTGTAAGACTGGCCATTGATAGAGAAAATGTAATGCTCCCTACCTTTCCTGAGATCCCACTCTATGTAGGGCTTGGGTTTCCCTGAGCTTCTGAAATCCTCCAATATACCCACAAAATTAGGGGACTTATTGTCCCCATAAAGATAGTGATTTACCACACCCGGATCGACGCTTAACTTAACAGAACCATTTTTCTTGCGATAGTTCTGTCCAACGTGTAAACGAGAAAGAGTAAACGCTTCCTCAGTGAACGGTTGACGCTTTGTTTTAACGTAGTGGTTGATGAGTCCTTGATACGGGGAAACAGACTCATTACCGTGAATAGCACCTACATCAACAGCCAAGCCTGAGCCGAGAGCCATAACCGCAGCTGTGTCCAGTTCAAACTCGGACATTTCCTGCGGCTCGTTCTCGCGCACGTCTGGCGTGTCGTCATAAGAGCCGTAAACTTCGTTATCATGAGCGTAAGCTTGATGGCGTCGGGGTTTGGTAAATCTTGGCATACTAGTGTTAAAAATGTTAAAACCGCGGTCCAGAAAATGAGCTTCAGCCACAGGGGGACTATGGCGCTCTATCTGTAGCTACAAGGAGGTCATCAGCTTATACCGAAGCTGTTCTAAAGACCTCACAAAAACCCTCTCTTGCTTGCAACAAATACGTCGCTACGCCTTGGCTCTGGTAGCTAGAGCTATACGTACCTACAAGCTCACCGATGTTGAATCCAATGGTTCCAGGGGCAATAAGAACCATAACGACTGCCGGGGATGCGCAAATAAACCGTAGTGGTGGAACATCACCATTAAGGGATAGGTTTATATAATTAGCACAATTGACAGTAATTATACGGGGCTGAGCAGAGCAAAAGAAGAAATACATATACCGGTAAGGGCTCGATAATGTGTAATTGGCGCCATTAAATCTGAAAGCTGTTCCAAAAGCCTCAAATCTATTGGGTGGTGTTCGTGCGTCAACATAATACAGAGTCGAACTTGTAAAGCCATTAGTGTCCACTATAAACTGCTGGTTCCCAGTGTAATACACCAAATTGGCGCTATTCACACCAAAGAAATTCACAGAATTAGCAGTGAGTGAGAATGACTCTCTCGACATCAGTGAAGATGCTGTAGCGGAAGAGAAACCTAACTGATCAGTATCTAGGGTAGTGAAATTTCCATATGCAGGATCAGATAAATCGACTCCTGAAGATGTAATTTTCGCTGTCCTAGCACCGTTTGATAGATCTATAGCGTCCGATGTGATCAAGTTGGTCGTGGAAGTGGAAGGATTCTGCCATCTTGCTCCTGAATATGAGTAAAGAGCATCTTGGAAACCTGTCTTCTTGCAACTTAGATCGGTGGGTGTAAGGGTGCTGGTGTTCGAAGCCAGCCCACAGGTGAGTCCCCCCAGACTCACTAAA